TACGGCCCACGGCTTTTCGGCGCCGCAGTCCGGGTGGTCCTGCACTGTGCTGTAGGGCACGGCGCCTCCCTGCTCGTTGGTCTGCGGCATTGTGTTCGCCGATGCCGCCAAGATCATTCCGGCTGCGGCCTGTTCGCCGTTCTGCGGCCAGGCCGTGACGAGCGTGCCCCGGCAGCGGGAGCCGCCGAGGCAGCCCGTGTAGCCGCCCGTCGGGTATGCGGCGCGGGCGTCGGGCAGCGTCGTGTAGTGGGTGCCGTCGATGTCCCGGCACGGCTTGCAGGAGTTCTTGTCGAGGGCTTCGCTCGCCGTGTACTCGGCGGGGGGAGCAACTGCGAGGACCGCGAGCCTGCCTTCGTTCTGCGCCGCCGACATCGCACCGCCGACCTGCTCCGCCACTGCCGCGCCCGACAACGACGCAAGGTGCTCGTCGACTTGGGCGGCCACCTGCGACGCGGAGCCTGAGCCCCACACCCGCATCGCCTGCCGGGTGGCGGCCTGCACCAGGCCGACACTGAGCACGCGGGCGGCCGTACGGCCGATCTGCCGCAGCCGGTCCCGGATCGCGGCGGCCGTGAGTGCCTCGTCGTCGAGCGACCACTCCGGAACCGTGACGCCCTGAGCTTCGGCTTCGGCCTGTTGCGCATCGCCTGCCTCCCGCGCGTAGGCGATCATGCGGGCGATGAGGAGACGCTCACCATCGGCACTGTCCACCGTGAACTCGTCGAGTCGGCTGAGGTCATCGACTTCGGCGGCGGCCTGGACGGCGGCGGTGATCTGCTCGCGCTGCGCCTGCTGGACGGCGGACCACGCTTCAACGGTGCCGTTGACGGCTTCGTGCCAGGCCTTGTCCATGGCGGCGAAGTCGACGCGGGAGCGGGTCTCCAGCTCGGTGGGCTGACGGCGCAGCGGGCCGTCGGCGGCGGCCGTCAACGCGCTTTCGCTGAGCGGGATGTCGGTGTAGTCCCCGGCGAACGCCACCCTCACCCGGTCGAAGACGATCGGGCCGAGCCGCTCCTCCAGCGCGATGATGAGGTCGAGCTCATCGGAGTACGCGGCGCATACGTGCGGCTGCCAGGGCGTGTGCTGCGACGGGAGTTCAGGATGGTCGCCGCCCTCCGCAAGCCCCTCCTCCAACGCCATACAGATCGCACCGTGCAGCATGCCCAGCGTGCGCGGCGTCTCCGGATCGTCGCCCACCGACCACACCCACGACGGCTCGTCGCCGTTCCCGTTCCAGTGCGCGGCACCGAACGCCTTCCCGGCCACGGGCCCGTCGACGTAGTGGGGCAGCACGCCGGCGACTGCGTCGATCACACTCTGGCGGGCCTCCTCGCTGAAGTCCGCGCCGCTGCCGAGGTAGTACAGCGTCAGGTGCAACTGGTCCGCCGGTTCCCCGCCCTCGATCGCCAGCCGCTCGGCATCCTCCGGCGTCGGCATCAGCGCGATCATCGCGCCGGACATGTGCGAGCCGTCAGCCGCGGCTGTGAGCGAGACCATTCGCCGAACTCCGAGTCGTCGAGAAGAAGGAAGAGGTGTCCAGCAGCGGGGAGAGCTGGCCGATCGTGAACCGGCCGAAGCTGTCCAGGCGCGCCTCGTACACGCCCGACGTCCCCGGCCTCGGAAGCGAGTGCAGCTTCAACGCGGCATGCGTGAACGGGCAGCTGTGCGCGTGCGTCGAACACAGCGTCGGGTGTAGAAGCTCCGACTCCCGGCCGGTCGCGAACCGGACGGCGTGCAGGGCCTGCGCCTGCTTCACCATCCGCTCCTGCCGGGCCTCGGCCGCCAGTTCCCGGATCCGGTTGGTCGCAGCCTGGCCTGCGTCCGGCGGGTTGCGTTCGCCTTCGGCCGCCGGCGCCGCGTCGCTGGCCGGAGCCTTCGCCGACGCGGCGCCGTCTGGCGTGACGGAGGTGATGTCGACGCGCTGCCCAGTGAGTACTCCGAGGGCGGACGGGCCGCCGGAGGGGAGGGTCTTGATGATGACCTTCAGGCCCTGTTCCTTCAGCTCCTGATCATTGGGCTTGTCTGCCTCGTCGAATCCGGTCTCGCGGCGCAGCGCGGTGCCGTTGATTTCCATGCGGTCGTACAGCTGGAGTGCGTCGGCGGACCGGTCGGGGCGCAACGTCAGCTCCGACATGTCGTACCAGACGACCCAGCTTGCCCAGTCTTCTACGCCGGACGCTTTCAACCGGGGCTGGAGGTAGCCGGTGGTGATGGCCTGGCAGATCAATTCGGCGTCGGGCGCTACGTCCACTTTGAGACTGGTCTCGTCGCTGATCCAGGCGTTCCAGTGGTTCAGATCGCCCATGCCGAGGAGGACTTCGGCGGGAACGTTGAGCTGGGAGGCGAGCCGCTTGATCGCGGAGTCCCGCTTCTCGATGATCTTCTCGTCGATCTTCAGGGTGAAGTCGACGTGCTTGACCTTGTCGATCCACTCGCCCGGCAGCTTCATCGGAATGGGCACGATCGCCGCCGCGGTGCCTGGCGTACGGATCGCCTCGGCCGCGATCTCGATCCATTCGGCCATGAACGGGTCGGGTGCGTCGGCGAACTCTTCGCGGACGGGGAAGGTGACTTCTTGCGGGAAGAGCACGACACCCGCCGACGCCAGGCGGCTGAGGTATTGGGCGATGATGTGCCGGTTCACGAGCTCCAGCTCGCGCATCGTGGAACGCGCGGCGCGGGTAGAGCTGTCGGCGAGGTGGTGCCAGCGCTTGTTGGGCCGCCACACCCGGATCGGCGCCATCGAGTCGGGGGCGAGGGGGCGCCAGTTGTTGCCGGACTGGGGGCTGTTCTCGTCGATGACCTCGTACCGCTGGCGGGCGACGCGGACTTCGTCGATGGATCGGACCGACCACTTCTCGATGCCGTTGACGTTTTCGACGATGAGGTAGCCCTCGCCGGGAACCCGGAGTTGCGTGGCGAGGCCGCCCATGATCTGGGCCTGTCCGCCGGGGCCTCCGGCGAATGCGGTCAGGAGGTCGACGGCTAGTCCGGCTTTGGCGCGTACGGGTTCGTCAGCGCCGGGTTCGAGTTTGGCGGCGTAGAGGCGGACGCGGGACAGCCTCTTGGCTTCCCAGTCGGTGGCGTACCGGAACTCGCCGAGCGCCTCATGGAACTCCCAGACCTCTTCTTGCCAGCCGTCGGTGTTGCGGATGAGTGAGCTGCGTGGGCTGGTGACGGGGGCTGCGGCGGCGGTGAGCGCGTTGGGTGCTGGGGTGGGGAGAGGTTTGGGTGTGGGCGTGCCGCGTCGGCTGAAGACGTCGTACCAAGCCATCCGGGTCTCCCTGCTCGCGGTCTGCGAGGGGAGGCTAGGCAACGACTACGGAAGATCATTCCGGGAATGGGTGAGGGCCGCCCGCGATGGGCGTCGCGGGCGGCCCTCTGCCACCCATCAACCGGGCCCGGCCTGATCGTACGGGCCTCTACGCCCACTCCTGTCCGGCGATCAACCCGCCCACTGCCCACACCGCGAGCCACACCAAGACCGGCACGGGCAGCCCGACCAATGCCCACGTTCCGGCCGTCACCACCAGCGCGATCCAACCCGACGCGCAGAACGGGCACGAGATCAGGTCCGCGATCCACTGCGGCACCCACCGCCAGCGGTACACGTACCGGTTCTCGCCCTCAACATCGACCGACCACGCCCGCCGGAGCTCCACCACCTTGTCTCCCGGCACCACGGAAAGCGTCCGCTCCTCCGTCGAGGTCAGCGGACGCCAGCCACCGGCCAGCCGGTCACGCAGCCACAGCACCGGCGGGAACGTGTCCTCGACAACGAGACGCGTCCCCCGGTACACCGCGAGCGACATCACGAGCAGCAGCAGCCAAGTCTCCATGCCCGTCACCGTAGACGCCCGCCGACGATTTGCTTTCTGGCCAGATCGCCACCCAGCGAACCCTGGCCGCGCACCGTCGTACTCACCAGCTTCATGTGCCAGGCCGGCCACACCATCGCGTCGAGGCGATCCGGTGACCAGCCGAGCTCTGCGTACCAAGTCGCAAGCTGGTCTTCCAGTTCCTCGAACACTCCCGCCATGTGCCACCGGCCCTGAGCCGCCAGTGCGGCAACAGGCTGCGCGCGCACCACCTTGCCGCGGGTCGCCGTCACCGTGCGGATCGGGATGTCCACGCCGAGGGCTTCCGCCGCCGTCTGGAGCGTGGCCACACACATGGCCCCGCCGTAGTTCGTCTCGGCCACGATCTCGTCGGCCTCCCAGTCGATCGCAGCCTGGACCGCGCGCCGACCCCACTGATCCGGCGACAGCTTGCACGACCGGTCATCGAGGACGTACCCGTGATGCTGCGGCCGGCCTCCGTCGCCCGGCAGGACGAGTCCGGACTTCCCGACGACGACGATGCCCTGTTCCCCGGCCCCGCCCGACGGGTCCACCCCGACGGAGATGCGGGCGAGCTCCGGTACCTCGTCGGCCCGCACCCGGGTTTCCTCCAGCGTGGCGCGCGTCCACAGTGCGTCGGTCGCTTCGTCGATGAGCCGTCCGTGGAGTTCCTGCGCGCCGATGTCGGTGCCGGCGTACGTCTCTTCCAGGGCGTCTTTGACGGTCTGTTCGAGGTGCGGGTTGTCGTACATCGTGGCGTGCGTGTGGACGATGCCCCGGATCTCGCCGGCGAGCATGCGCTTCAGCAGCGGGCGGGGCTTCGGGGTGGTCGCACCGATCCAGTGCGGGCGCGGTCCGGAGCGCAGGCCGAAGCGGAGCTGGTCGTACGTCTGCTCCATGTACCGCCAGGTCGCGAACTCTTCGAGCACGGCGAGGCACGAGTTACCGCCGGCGCGGAGACGCTCGACGTCCTCGGGGGTATGCGATCCGTACAGCTTGGCCTGGCTGCCGTTGGGCCAGCGGATGACGGTGCCGCCGGGGGCTTGGACGAGGCGGGCGCCGGGGTCGGCGTTGCGGATGCCGCCGGGGCCTTCATACATGGAGGTGACGCCGTCGCCGAGGGTGGGCGCGATGATGGAGATCCAGTGCGGGACGGGTCCGGGGAGGCAGGCTGGCCCGTTGACGTGCTGGCGTACGTATTCGGCACAGGCTTTCGATTTCCCTGCACCTCGGCCAGCCATCAGGAGCCATCCCGTCCAGGGTCCGGGCGGCGGGATCTGGTGGGGTTGTGGCTGCCAGCGGGGTTTCATCTGGGCACCGAGGAGGGCGGCGGCGCGTTGCGCTACTTGGGCCCGGTCCTCGGTGGTCATGACGGGATTGTCAGCGGTGGCGCGGGCTTCGGCTTCCGGGTCGGGCGTCGCCTCGGTCGGGGAGGCCTGCGGAATTGAGGCCGTGATGGTGCCAGGTCCACGTCCTGGACGGGTGGTGCACGATGTGCGCCCCAGCGGCGATGCAGCCGAGCGTGAACTGGAAGTCCTCGCCAGACACCTGCACGGCCGGGTCGCGGGCGAAGTTGACCCGCTTGGCGAGTTCGGTTCGGACGAGGATGGTGATCGTCGTGCTGTTCGGGGAGGCCGGGTCGAAGGGGCGCCCGAAGAACATGGGGAACGGGTCGCTTCCGCCGACGACGCGGAACCACGGGTACACGTAGTCGGCGCCGGTCTCCTGCTGGCATGCGAGGAGTTGCTCGATGTGGTCGGGGTCCATCTCGTCGTCGGAGTCGAGGAACGCCGTCCACTCGGTGTCGACGAGCGCGAGGCCGTGGGCGCGGGTGATGGCGGCGCCCATGTGGTGGATGTCCTCGGCGAGGATGTGCTCGACGGGGACGGTCTGGGCGCGGACCGAGAGGGCGGCGCGTTCGAGCATGCCGTTCGCGCGCCGCTGGGCGTGGAACGGCGTGACGACGGTGACCGCTGGCCGCGCGCTCACAGCCACACCACCGCAGCGGCGTTGATGAGCAAGTGCATCGTGTTGTCTGCGATGATCAGCAGCCAGACGGCCAGCCACGGCGGAGCGTCAGGCGGGTATCCCGTTGCCGAGCATTCCGCCCACGGCTGCCGACACTTCTTCGGAGCGAGCTGGTTCTTCGCCCACACGACATGCCGCGCCAGTCGGTACCGGTCGATCACCGCGTGCGTGACGACGATGGCGGCGATCGCTGCCGGGGACTGAGTGACGAGGAGGAACGGCAGTCCATAGGTGGCCGCGTGGGCTATGGCTGGCCACCAACTCTTCGTCTTCTCCGTCGCCATCCAGTGGGACTGAACGAGGTAGTCGCCGACGAGGTGAGCCAGGAGGACGCCGAGCCCCGCGCTCACCGTGGCGTCCCCTTCCAGTGGCATTCGAAGCCGCCCAGAACCTCCAGCTCCAGCGTCGACCACAGCCGGATCCCGTAGTCGGCGTTCGCCGAGAAGTGGCCGTCGAAGTAGTGGAAGCTCTCCAGCACCCAGAAGCTGACATGCGTCGGGTCCGCGAGCGCGTGCCACGTGAGCGGGTTGTTCACGATGGGCACGATCACCTCGAACACGCCGCCCGGCTTCAGTACGCGGTGCGCTTCGTTCATGACGTCGATGCGTTCCTGCCCGGCCGGAATGTGCTCCATCACGTGGCTGGCCCGAATCGCGTCGACGCTGTTGTCCGGCGTCGGCCACGGCGTGTCCTGCGCCATGCGCGCCCACTCGCCCACGCCGTTACGGGAGTCGAGGTTCACCCAGCCCGGTTGGACGAGGGTGCCGCCGCCTATCTCGATGCTCGTCATCACACACGCTCCGGCCAGTGCCAGGTGCCACCCTGGTTCTCGGTGAAGTCGGCCATACACCCGCCGCTATCCAGCGAGTGGAAGAACTGGCCCGTCGGGTTGAGGACAGCGAGGCCCACCCAGAACGGTTTGACTTCGTCGACTTCGGTGACGATCGCGGCCCGGCACTTCGCCGCGTACGCCTGTGTGCCGTCCTCGCGGACCGGAGTCCCATGCGAGACGTAGTGGACGATCCGACCCACGCTCGGTATCTGCTCGCTCATCTGTGCCTCACATGTAGTCGTCGAGGTCGTAGTGCCCGCAGTCCGAGCACTCGTACTTGTGGTCCGCTGGGCGCGGGTGCGGCTTGTACCAGTCGTGCTCGCCGCCGCTCTTCGGGCACACCTTGTGGTTCGCCTTGTCTGGACAGAACTCGTCCAGCGGCGGCTCCCACCCGTAAGGCCACGCTCCCGCGACGGGCGCCGCCGTCTTCGCCTTCCGGGCGCGCGCCCGGCGCCTGCGCTCCGCCTCACCGGCCGCTCTGCTCAATGCCGCCCGCTCCCCTCGTACGCCAGCCACGGCGTGGCCAGATGCGACCCCGGGAACGCCATCGGCCGCAGCCCGTTCTCCCGCAGCGCGAACGGCTGCGAGATCTGATCCTGGAACGACCACCGGTACGTCTCCGCCAGCCACAGCCAGCCCATCTTCCGCACCGCCTCCGTGTGCTGACGGGCGATAACCCCCGTTGCCCACAGCCCCCAGCCCTCCGGATGCCCGGCCGCGCGGTAGCTCTCGGCCTGCTCCAGCGTCGGCTCGCCCGCGTACTTCGCCAGCCCCGCCGACTCCTTGGCCTCCGCGAACAGGCAGTCCCGCCACGGGTGCTGGAACTGCGCGATCGACTCGGCGTCCGTCAGCGCCGCCGTCGCCTCGACCGCGAACCGGTCCGAGACCACCCGGAATGATGCATCCACCCACAGCGAGACCGGCGCGTTGCTGTACTTCCACGGCTCGTACTTCGGATGCTTCGCCGCCCGGTTCGGATGCACCCCGGGGCGCGGCTCGTACACCACCCGCCAGCCCAGATGCGACGGCTTCGCGCCGAGCACCGGATCGTCCGTGACGAACACCCAGTCCACCTCGACACCGGCCTGCGGCAGCGCAGGCTTCAGCTCGTCGTACGAATCGTAGATCGCAGTCAGGATCGCTACATCGCTCATACCGTCGACCGATACCACTCCACCGCCGCAGCCACACGCGACCACTCGTGCGACGGCTTCCAGTCCAGCCGCCCCCACCCCTCGCCCTCCGCGACGATCCGCGTCGGCGTCTCACCGGTCCGCATCGGCAGATGCTCCACCCCGGCTGTCGAACCGGTCTGCTCCAGCACGAACGCGGCCAGCTCGTTGACCGTGACCGCGCGTCCGGTGCCCGCGTCGAAGGTGACATCGTCGCCGTGCGCTGCCGCGTCGACGAGCATGCGGCCCACGTTGTCGGCGTGGACG